GGTTGAGGTTTTCTATCCTGATGCCTTCGATCTGCGAGACTACGAGAAAGAACTGTTATTTTTGCAGCAGGTAAGAGCCAGCGGTGTAAGGTCGCTGACGATGATGCAGGAAGTCGATAAGCAAATTGCTGATCTAGTCCTAGACGACGAGAAGCTAGCACAGGCGCATAAAGAGATAATCGAAAGCACAAGAGCAGTTGGGGACTTCTCAGAGCGTACTCAGATCTACAAATACCACATCGATAGCGGGGCGGTTAGCCTGAACGAAGTGCGAGAAAAGATCGGGCTAGACGAGGTTCCCGGCGGTGACACACTCATAGAGCCATCGAACAATGGCGGCGAGTGATGATTACGCCGATTTCCTAGAGCGGCTAACTGACGGACACCAGCGGCGACTGGCTGACGTATTGCAGACGCTAGAGAATAACATTGCGTCATTTATCAACACCGCACCAGATAGGGCTGGCAAGCTGTTTGATCTTGAATGGTCGATACAGGCTAGGCAGGAAATCCGAAGACAGATTGATTCGAGCTTCTTAGGTGAGGCGCAATCCATCATCGACGGATACATGGACGTTGCAAACGAGCAGTTTGAGATGCTGTCCCAATATGGGACTTTCACCCGTGTAGCACCTGAAACCATTCAAGCCTTGCAGCAGTTGAGCTTTCAAGGCTTTCAGGCGATTGCTGATCAACAGCTGGACACGCTGGCAACCGGGATCTACCAATCAACCTTAACTGGTCGCAGCAAAGACGAGCTGATAAAAGAGCTGCGCGGCCAAATCAACGGCGTATATCAGCAATCAGATGACGAGCAAGCGCGGCAGCTAGTCGAGATAGCGCAGACAGCAACAGGCAAGCGGCAGAAAGACGCAATCGATAAGCTGCATAGCATCTACGCACGCGACAGGCTAGGCAATAACTTGCGTCGTTATGCGACCCAAATGGCTAATGACAGACTAGCGCAATATAGCGCGTCTCTTACTAGGTCCACAGCGAACGAAGCAGGCATAACAAACTTCCAATATTACGGCGATGTAATCGCTGACAGCCGCGAATTTTGCATAAACAACGTCGGCAAGGTGTTTACTGAGGAAGAGATTCAGCGCAAATGGGAGGGATCATGGGCGGGTAAAGCCCCCGGTGACCCGTTCATCGTCCGAGGCGGCTATAACTGCCGCCACCACTGGCTACCCATTGTGGAACCTGAAGAGCCAGAGGTAGAGGAAGAAGAGCCACGCGAGCGGAAGGCATTCCCAAAGGCTGATACTGGCTTGCCTAAGCAGTGGAATGACCTAGCAAATTCTGACGGAGGCATCAGGCCAGAAGCGGTGACAATGATCAACGCTTACGACAAGCCCGAGATCGTGTCGAGCAGAGGTAAGCAAGGCGCTTTCTATCAGTCAAACTTAAAGAAGATTACAACTTACAAGCGAAATAAAAGCGTGATGTTGCACGAGTACGGGCATCACATAGATTTCACGGCCACGGGGTCTATTAGTCAGACCATATCAGAGTCGTTTTTCCCTGATGCGGCTAAGTCAGACGCTAAAAAGCTAGGCGTCTTTCAGCTTTTCGATGAAAAAACTAGCCCATACATGAAGATGAAGGCGCGAGATGCTGCGGTAGTTAATAGAGTTAAGCAGTTAAAAGAAGAGCTTTTAGAGCAGGTCGACTATATACCCAAAACAGGCAAGTACAAGGGAATGGTTCGCGGCACTACAACCCAGCCACGATTTCCCGGCGCAGATCTAATTTCAGACATCATTGACAGCATGAGTCAAGGCGCTATGTACGATGAGGCGAGAGGGTTCGGGCATGGTGGAGCGTATTACATGGGACGCAACGCTATACAAATGCAACAGACCGAAAATTTCGCAAACTTGTTTTCGTTGTGGGCGCAAGACAATGAGGGGTGGGAGAAGGCGCAAGAGCTATTCCCAGAGCTAACCGAAGAATTCCTTAGCATAGTAGGAGAGTTTGGGTAATGGACGAAGCTATAGAAGAGCATGTGGAGGTTTTTGGCGTTGAGCCTTACGTTATCGGGCTGTTTTGGTCTGATCAGGTAGCGTTGCTTGATAGGATTTATGAAGCAATCGAAGATGAACAGCCCTACGACGAGCGATTATTATTGACGCCAGAAGAGCTAGAAGCGTATAACAAAGGGGAACTGAGGTTTTAATATGTCAAAACAATTAGACAGAGCAAGAAATCTATGCGCCCGAAGGCCAATACCTATTGCCATCAGGCAGTTAATCGAGCCACTAGAGGCGGCTGCACCTGAAAGCGAAAGCGCAGACTTTGCAGAATTACACGCTGTGATTGATGAATTACTGCCCCTTGAGAAACCCAAACCAAAAAGGAAAAAGAAAGATGCCGAACCATTACGGACACAAGAAGAACGGCAAGAAGAAGAAGAAAAAGCCGATGAAGCGATAGATGTGGATAACCCGTAAAAATATGGGTTAAACTCCGCAAGTTACTCATTCAGAGGATAATCGTTACATGAGCGAAGAAGTCATGGAAAGTGTCGAGACTGAGACGACCGAAACCACTCAGGTTGAAAAGACGTTTACGCAAGACGAGCTAGATCGCATTGTTGCTGACCGCATTGCGCGGGAACGCAAGAAAGCAGAAAAAAAGCTCGAAGGGATAGACCTCGAAGAAGCGCGAAAGATCATGCAAGAGCGTGAGCAAGCCGAAATCGAACGGCAAAAAGAGCGCGGCGAGTTTGAGAATATCCTAAAGCAGACCGTCGAAAAGAAAGATCAAGAGATCACGGCGTATAAGCAGAAGTTACACGAAACACTGGTTGATGGATCATTGTTAAACGCGGCTAGCAAGCACGACGCTGTTTCGCCTGATCAGGTATCGCAGTTACTTAAAGGCAGAGTACGACTCGCAGATGATGGCGGGGTTGAGGTACTCGATGACCAAGGGACGCCGCGATATAACAACGAAGGAAATTTGCTCTCAGTGGATGAGCTAGTTTCTGACTTTTTAACAGCTAACCCGCACTTTGTCCGCGCCTCTGGTGGCGGTACGGGGAGTACGGGAAACGCTGGCGGCTTGACTCCGAAGCCTGTATCGGTGGCTGATATGGTCGACAACTGGAACAGCGGTGGCCGCGAAGCCTACGCTGCAATGAAAAAGGCCAAATAAAACCTCAACAAGTTTTGGAGACTTAACAAATGGCTGCTACAACTAGCACAACTTTAGACGATTTATTCGTCAACATTATCGCTCAAGCCCGTTTCACGGCTGAAGAGCAATCCCTTTTGATGGGCCTCGTGACCCGTTACGATATCGGCGCTGACGCTGGCAAAACGATTCAGGTTCCCAAGTACCCTGCAATCGCTGCTGCTGACCTTACCGAAGGTACTGATATGTCTAGCACGACTGTTAGCACGAGCTCAGTAACGATCACGGTTCAAGAAGTAGGCGCACAGGTCGTTCTGACTGACGTGGCTGCAATGGGCGCTGGCAACCCTGCTGAAGAGCTGGGAACGGTTCTCGGTAACGCAATCGCTACTAAGATGGACCAAGACCTGATTGCTTTGTTTGACGGCTTCTCAAGCGGATTGGGTTCAGCTGGCACAGAAATCACTGTAGCTGATCTTTTTAAGGCTGCTGCGACTCTACGCACTGCGAAGGTAACTGGGCCTTTGGCCGCTGTAGTTCACCCTTATCAAGCGTATCAGCTCAAGGCTAACTTGACCAACACCTTCGCTAACCCAAATGGTGGAGACGCGCAAAACACTGCAATGGTTAACGGCTATGTCGGCACGATTGCAGGAATCGATATCTACGAGTCAGCTAACATCACTATCGATGGCAACGACGACGCGAAAGGCGCGGTATTCGCACCTGAAGCTCTTGCTATCGCTATGAAGCGTGACTTCCAGATTGAGCCACAGCGCGATGCATCCCTCCGAGCTTTCGAGCTTAACGCTACTGCCGTTTATGGCGTAGGTGAGCTTGATGACAGCTACGGCGTTGAGATGTTCTTCGACGCAGCACTTTAATCTGCATCCTGAAACGGCCCTGCTACGGCGGGGCTTGTTTCTGGCGGGAGTATCTATGGCAATCACCTACCGAGGCGAACGGTTCGAGGGCTACAACAAGCCCAAGCGCACACCCAAGCACCCAGATAAAAGTCACGCAGTATTGGCTAAAGAAGGCGACAAAGTGCGTCTTATCAGATTTGGGCAGCAGGGCGCAGACAACAAGCCGCCAAGGAAAGGAGAAAGCGAAGCAGATAAAGCCAAGCGCAGAGCGTTTAAGGCTAGATTCGCAAAGCAGATTGCCGCAGGACGCAAAGATAAAACCGCATCAGCGGCTTATTGGGCAGACAAGGTGAAGTGGTAATGGCATTCTCACAAGATTCAGACCTTACAGCTTTGATCCCCGATATATTAACGTTTGGGATAACGTCATTTTCTGACGAACACGCGCGAGCAGAAGCAGACCTGATTCGCACGATCCGCAATGAGTGGTGGCACAAGAAAGG